CGCTCCCGTCACCGGGAGGCGATGCAGATGGCGGCGAAACAGAACATCATCCGATGCAAGCACCTGAACCAGTGGATGACCGTTGACAGCGCATGGATGGACATGGTTGCATGGCGGAAATGCGCCGACCCGAAGTTGAAGCCGGAACAATTCAAAGGACATCGGTGTTGGCTTGCGCTCGACATGGCGAGCAAAACCGACTTTGCGGAAATGATTCAGTTGTTCAAGATAGTTAAAGAGGACGCGGAACCGGAGTATGTACTTTTTGCCCGCCATTATTATGCCGAGGAGCAGGCCGATTATGAGGATAATGCGCAATATCGGGGCTGGGCCAAAGAGGGGCTAATCACCCTGACCGAGGGGAATATTATAGATTTCAATTATATCAAAGACGACTTAAGGGATATGAAAAGTTTATATGAGATTGTTGAAATACCGTATGACCCGTTTCAAGCGACGCTGTTTGCTACGGATATGGCAGCCGAAGGGTTCCCGATGATTGAGTATGGGGCGACGGTGAAAAACTTTTCGGAGCCGATGAAGGAATTGGAGCGGCTTGTTCTTTCAGGGCGGCTCCGCCATAACGGGGATAAAGTGTTGGAGTGGATGATTTCAAACGTGATCGGGCATCTTGACAGGAAAGACAATATTTTCCCGAACAAGGATCGTCCGGAAAACAAAATCGACGGCGCGGTTGCGGCTATTATGGCGCTGGGGCGGGCGATGATGGAACAACCTCAATCTGATATAGTGGGGATAGACGTATGGTAAGAGAGTTTTTCCAGAGGATTGCGGGCGCGTGGAAAATGGCGTCTACGATGGACATACTCACGGCGCTATACGCTCAACAAAACTCCAAGAGCGGGGCAGCCGTAAACTGGAAAACCGCTCTCGAATGCACAACGTCCCTCGCTTGCGCCCGCGTGATTTCCGAGGGTCTCGCGCAGGTTCCCTGCCGGGTATTTAGGGCCGACGGAGTCGGAAGATACCCAGCGACGGAAACCCCTCTTTTCAATCTTTTACACGATGCGCCGAACGAATGGATGACCTCGTATGATTTTCGGGAAATGATTGGCCTTCATCTTGTTTTATGCGGAAATCCTTTTTCATTCATCAATCGGTATCGCGGGGGCGTTGCCGAACTTCTCCCCTTCGAGCCGCAGCAGGTCACGGTGAAACGCGACGGGTGGAAACTATCGTATGAAGTCCATACTGATGACGGAAAAACACAGACGATTCCCGCCGCGAATATGTGGCACATTCGGGGGCCGTCGTGGAACGGGTGGATGGGGCTGGAAGGGGTGAAACTCGCGCGGGAATCAATCGGGCTGTCGATGGCGACGGAAGAGAACGGGGCGATGCTTTTCAGGAACGGCTCACAACCGTCCGGGGTGCTTTCAACAGACCAGCCGCAGATGTCAAAGGAGAAGGCCGACCAACTTCGGGAATCATGGCAGGTATCGAACGGCGGGGGTAACGCTTTACGGACGGCGGTTCTCTGGGGCGGCATGAAATGGACGCCGATGACCTACCCGAACGACCAGATGCAATATCTTGAAACCCGGAAGTTTCAGGTGGAGGAGATATGCCGGGCGTTCCGAGTCATGCCTATCATGGTAGGGTATTCGGACAAGACCGCGACCTACGCAAGCGCCGAGCAGATGTTTATAGCGCACGTCGTTCATACGATGGGGCCGTGGTATGCGCGGATTGAGAACAGCGCGAATATGAACCTGCTTACGGAGGCCGACCGGAAGGCCGGGCTATACGTCAAGTTCGTGGTGAACGGCCTTATGCGGGGCGCGGCGAAAGACCGGGCGGAATTTTACGCAAAGGCGCTCGGTTCCGGTGGAAGTCCGGCGTGGATGACGCAAGATGAAGTCAGGGAATTAGAGGAGCTCAATCCGAAAGGCGGCGCGGCGGACGTTCTCCGCGAGCCAACGAATGTAGGGCAACCGGCGAAACCCGAAAGCGCGAAAGAAGAAACACCCGCCGAGAAGGGACAAGACGATGAAAAGATATGAATGCGGCTTGAGTGAAATCAAGGTCGCCGGGGATGCCGAGGCGGGGATGCAGTTCTCCGGGTATGGCGCGGTTTTCGGGAACGTGGATTATTGGGGTGACCTGATTGTTGAAGGCGCTTTCCAGTCCACAATCGCGCAAGCGAAGTCAACAAACCAGTGGCCCGCTTTGCTTTCACAGCACGGATTCACCGGGGAAGGTGATGTGCCGGTGGGGATATGGACGGAAATGCGCGAGGATTCTATCGGCCTATATGTCGAGGGGAAACTCGCCGATACCCCGCGCGGGAAGGAACTTTACGGCCTCATGAAAATGGAGCCGCGCCCGGCAATAAACGGGCTCTCAATCGGGTATCAAGCCGTGGAATGGACGGCCCGGACAAAACCGGAAGACCCGCGGCGAACGCTTAAGAAAATCAATCTCATGGAAATATCGCTCGTAACATTCCCGGCCAATCCAAAGGCCCGGACGACGGCGGTGAAATCGGGACTCACAATACGCGACGCGGAGAACGCCCTGCGGGATGCGGGCTTTACTCGGTCGCAAGCAAAAAGCATTATCGCCGAGGGCTTCGACGGCCTTCCTCCGTGGGATGCGGATGAAGACACCGAGGCTGTGAAGGCGGTAGCGGAATCAGTCAAAGAAGCGATACGGCGGAATCTCATAACGCTCCGCCGGTGAACATCGAAAAAGGAAAGGACAAGAAAATGGAAGAGTTGAAGAGACTCATTGAGGAACAGGGCAGGGCGTTCCACGAGTTTAAGGCCGCGAACGATACGCGCCTCGAATCCATCGAAAAAACCGGAAAGGCTCCGGGAGATCACGATGTGAAGATCGCCAACATCACGGCGGTTCTTGACCGGCTCGAAACCGAAATCAAGGCGCTCACGATCAAAGCACAGCGCCCCGTGCCTGGCTCGGACGGCGAAGACGCGGCAACGCCTGAACACAAGGCCGCCATTTTCGGCCCGGAAGGGTATATGCGGAAGGGCGAGAACGCCCGCGCCATGCAGGAGTTCAAGACGGCGTCCCTCCAGGCCGGGAACGACCCGCAGGCCGGGTTTCTGCTCCCCGCGCCCACAGTCGGGGCAATCGAACGGGTGGCGATGGGGCAGGTCGCCATGTATGACCTTGCAACTGTTACTCCTGTCGGCGGTGGTGGATGGGAGGAGCCTGTTGTCACGAGTGGAATGACCGCCGGGCATACCGGGGAAACCGGAACGCGCGCGCAGACGGCCCCCCCGACGGTGGCGAAAGTCAAGATCGAGGCCGAGGAATCCTACGTCATGCCCGCGTCCTACAACAAGATGCTGGAAGACTCCTCAATCGATCTGGAATCATGGCTTGTCACTGAGGCCGGGTATTCATTCGCCGATCTCGATGACGCCGATTTCATTTCCGGGACTGGGGTGAACTCCGCGCGGGGCATCACCGCGTACACCATGATTGCGGACGCCTCGTATGCGTGGAATAAGGTCGGATTCATCGTCACCGGGAAATCGGCGGCCTTTGCCGATACCAACCCGGCGGATTGTTTCATGGACATTGAGGCCGCACTCAAAACCCGGTATTTGGCGAACGCCACGTACCTGATGAAACGCTCCGCCCTGGCCTCCGTTCGGAAACTCAAAGACGGCCTGGGGAACTACCTCTGGCAGCCGGGGCTTCAGGCGGGGATACCGAACAGCATTAACGGGCTTCCCTACCGGCTTTCGGACAACATGCCCGCCATCGATGCGAGCACGTATTCAATCGCGCTCGGTGATTTTCGGGCGGCCTATCGGATCGTGACCCGGCGCGGAATGGCAATCATCCGCGACAACATCACCACGAAGGGGCTGACCTATTTTTACATCTCCAAGCGAATCGGCGGCGGGATCAAGAATTTCGAGGCCATCAAGTTCCTCAAATTCTCGACCTAACATCCGGCTACATGGCATGAACGGGCGGGGCGAAAGTCCCGCCCCGCAGACAAACGACAAAACGAAAGGATAAAAAGATGCGTGACCTTCACAACAATATCGACGTTCGGCCCGCCATCGACCCGTATGACCACGCGACGGGCGACGCGGCGGTGTCCACGGAAGTCTGCGACCTTCAGGGGTTTAAGTCCTGCGAACTGCTCTTGCAGTTCGGCTCCATCGCGGACTCGGATGCCACATTTGCCATCGTATTCTATGAGGGCGATACCACATCCCCGACGACCGCGGTTGATGACAAAGACCTGCTCGGAACCGAGGACTTATTGGCGCCGCTTTTCTCGGACGACAACGAGGTATTCAAAATCGGGTATATCGGGTCATGCCGGTACGTCAAGGCAACGCTCACGCCGACAAACAACACCGGGGCGATCCTCATGTCCGCGCTGTGGGTGCTCGGGCATCCCGACAACGCTGCGACGGCGAATCCGCCCGCAAATCCCGCCGCAATTTAACAGGAGGGCATCATGAGTCTTATAATCGGAGTGAAGCGTTCGGGGCCGGGTGCGGAACAGCGCGAGGCCGCGGACAAGATTTTCAGGGCCAAGAAAGAGGCCGCAGCGAAGGCGGCCAAGAAGGACGCCGAAAAGAAGTAACCGGATGGGGCGGGAAACCGCCCCTCCACAAAAGAAAGGACAGACGATGAACCTCATAAAACGACACAAGATTTTCTCCGCGCTGACGGGCGTTCTCCTGTTGGGCTTTGCGGCGCTCGCATTCGCGCAGCAGGGGTATTTCCCGTTCAATGGTAATACCTTTACGATTCGGAGCGGGGGGACGCAAACGGTTGACTCCGGCGGAACGGTGAATTGGGCTTCCGGCTCCTATCTCAAAATCGCCGGGACTGCCGTCACGTCAAGCGCGGCTGAAATGAACATCATGGACGGAGTGACGGCTACCTACACGGAGATCAACAAACTCGCCGGGGTGACCGCGGGATCGATCCAAGCCAGTAAGGCGCTGGTGGTGGGAACGTCTCGGAACATAAATACTGTAGTGGTGGACGACACGCTCGATACGAGTTCGGCGCTTATACGGGTGACAACCGGCAGTACATTGCAACTCGACGCCGGATCGACGCTCTCTCTCGGCGGGAAGGTCACGGCGCGAACGCAGGTTGTACTTGGCGATTCCACGCTCATGGCGTACACGTCCGGGACAACGTATGTCGCCCGCCCGGTTGCGGCGAAAACGACTTTGACATTGCCGGGAGCAGCGGTGGGCCTCGTATACGAGATTATGGGGGCCGACGCGGATTCCGTCCTCGTGACAACTGCATCCGGTGATTCGCTCATAACGAGCGCGGGCGCGGCTTGGAAAACAATCGCTACGGACGCGGGAACCGTCAAAATCATCGCATACGACACGACCCGCTGGCTCATGGTATTCTCTCTCGGAACTTGGACGCCGTATTAACGGAGGAGGACGGCAATGAAGAAAATATTCGCGGCACTCCTCATCGCCGTCCTCTTTGCGGCGGCGGTGAGCGCGACGGTAAGAAGCAGGCAGGAGCCGGGCGCGTCTCATACCGGGCTTTCATCCGATTCAAAGCCGACGGGGGGGGGGAAGCCGGGCGGTAC